CTCCAATACCTTGTGGAATTGTTGGTATTTGTGTAAAGGAATATCCTTAAGACTATCAGGTACGGTTATCTTAACTTCCATAACTATAAAACGATTTTATTTTGATTTTTAAAATTAACGAACTGCGTATTTTCCGTAATTGGCTTTTAATCCAAGTGATTCCATTTCGTGATACCTTAAAGCATCAATGGCGTGATTGTAATTGTCGATTGGCTTGTTTAGCCTTTGACCTACTTTGTTTGTGTCCCAACAATACGCCCTAAGTTCTTTGATTAGGTTCTGACTATTCTTTGTGATTAAGTATTCTTGGTTCTGCATTATGTCGATTCCATAATTGATAGAATCTCTTCCTTTTGTTACTCCCTTTATCGAAATGCCATATCTTCTTATTTCATCAATACTTTTAGGTTCTGCTGAATCAGCGTAAATAATTGTTCCCTTTGGTAGTTCATTTGCTATGTCTGAATTAAGCATCTTAGTTCGGTAGACTAATTCATTGACTATTCTTTTTCCATTCCAACTGTAAACCTCAACAATAGCAGTAGGGTCGTTAGTGTAACCAAAGTCTAACCCTAAACCTACAAGTTTTGCTTCAGGTGGTATTGTGTCGATTTGTTGCCAATTAGAAAAGATAACCCCCTCTAAAGAACCTACTTGTCCAAGTCCATAAACATTCCACCAATTAGCCCAGTAAGAACTTGTTTTGGCTTTCTCTTTGTTCTTTTCGATTTGTTCTACTATTCCCTTGTCTAAAGCTTCGTTGTCTTTGTAGGTAAGAATAATAAAGTCGGAATCGTCTTGGTTAATTAGTTCGGTGTGTACCCAGAACTCGTTAGAAGGATTGTAGTCAATGTAGATGGACTTTTTAGTCCGAATAGCTAATTCGTTATAAGCGTCTAAAGATATTGCGTTAGCTTCGTTTAAAAACAGTATATCCCTTCTAGCACCTCTTAGCTTACTTGAATCATCAGCACTAAAAAACTCTATATAACTTCCGTTTTTAAATTCGTACTTTAAAAGTGATTTGTTTAACTGTTGTTCTTGGAATCTGTTTGTCCACTTTAGGACTTTAAGAAAATCTTTATATGCACCCCTGCGAAGATGTGGAATAGATTCAGCTACTACGCTTATCTCTAAGTCAGGATACTTAATAGCTTTATCTATTAAAATAGCCAAGATGGAAAATGTCTTTGAAGACGAAGTTCCACCCTGTACAATCTTAATGCGTTTGTCTAACGCTAGTATTTTATTTGTTGCCGTTGTCCTTTGGAACATCTGGGAATAATGGTTGCTCTAAAATAGTCTGTTCGACTTGTTGAACTGGTGAACCATAGCCGCTATCCATTAACGCTTTGTATGCGTTTACATCTCCTTTAGCAGCTTTCTTTAGTAAGGCTAAAGTAATTAAATCTTCTTGACTTAGTTCTTCAGATTCTAAGGTTAAAGGATTCTTTGTTTCTTGCATAGCTTGTAACCACTTCTTTGCTATGGTGCTACGATTCTTTGAACCCTTTGGTCTGCCATTAGGATTTCCGCTTTCACCTTTCTTCCAGAATCTTAAGTTTTCTTCGTTTGGCATATCATTGTATTTTCGTTGTACTTAACTTGTACATATAAAACGATTTATTTACAAATTTAATAGTGCTAAAATAAAAAGCAACACTATACCTGTTACAAAACAATAGAATACTATCTTATAACTTAGTTCTTTTTGTCTATCTCTATTACTCTGTTTCATTTCTTATTCTTTTAGTCCATCATTAAGGGTAACATCCCAGTGATTGTATAATCCATCTTCCTCATCTGCTTTTATCATTTCTATAATAGCGTTACTTTGTGTGCAATTTAAGAAAACAGCGTCCGCGCATTAATTCGCTGTTCTGCTATCTTGAAATATGCTTCGTCTTTTTCTATTCCGATAAAATAACGGTTTGTATTTTTACAAGCTACTCCTGTGCTTCCGCTTCCCATTGTCAAATCAACCACTAAATCATTTTCGTTGCTGAAAGTCTTTATCAAATCTTCGAGCAATAATACAGGCTTTTGCGTTGGGTGGTGTCCATCATAATCCTTTTTGTATTTTAATATATTGCTTTTGTATTTGTTGCCTTCCCAAAGGTTAAAGGTGCTTGCGAATTTAGTTCTGTTATATTCTAAAAACTCTTTTTGTTTTTGCTTTACTTCTTCAATGGTTATATTAAAAAACCCTGTTAAATCTTGCAACTGTTTTAAATACTTTTCGTTTGGTGTTCTAAACTGCATACCTTTAGTAAAAAAGTGGCTTGCGTGCTTAGTTCCTAATTCATTACAGTATTTCTTTACGCTTATTCCACTTTTAATAAATTCATCATAAAAATAATCTTGCAAAGGGTGCTCGCTTTTATCCTCAATAGTTTTGCTAAATATTAAAACATCTTCGGTAAATGAAACCATATTTTTATTAGCACCTAAAGCAACTGCAAAATTATCTTTTTCCCAAGTCGCTCTATAATTAAAAGAAACATTACTTATCGCTTCCGTTATTAATTTAGTTGTGTAAGGCTCTTGGCTAAATAAAATCATTTTACCGTTTTTTCTTAAAATACGGTTTGCAATTTCATAAACCTTTTTAGGTTCGATAGTAATATCCCATTGTAAATTTTCACTATTCCATCCAGTAGGTGCTTTATTCATATTTCCATAAGGCAAATCAGTCAATATCAAATCAACGCTTCCGCTTTCTATTTTATCGCTTTCAATAAGGCAATCGCCTTTATATAATTTTATCATTGTGTTTGTGCGGTTGGATGCATTACAATACATTTTGGATTCATATTTTTTAATATGGCTTCACTTATACTATTAAGACTAAGGTCTTGTATTGGTGTTTTCATTTCTCTTTAGTGTTACATTTATCTAATACATCTTTAATTACGTCTAATTTACCAGTTACGTAATCGTCTTGACCCATTAAAGACATTAAATTTAATCTGTACTCTTTCAACCATTCTACTAATTCTTCTTGTGTCATTTTTCTTTGGTGTTAAATTGCAAATACTACCTCCCATTTCAACCAACCGATGATGAGTTCTAAACCACCATTGAGTTTTCTTGAGTGAGTTAGTTTAATGTAGGGTAGTAAGTAGATTTGTCCGTAAACTGTATAAATTCTTGTTTTCATAACCAAACTGCTATTGTTTCTTTATATTCCATAAATAACTGCTATTAATATTGATAAACTATATGAAGTGATTAATATAAACATTGCATATATTATTAAATCACCTACTTCAAAATTATTTCTTTTGCCCTCGTCAATACTGCTCTGTTTCATTTCTCTTTAGTTTAAATTTGTGCAGTACATTGCACTTTTGTTATAAATTAGTCTGTAATTCGGTTTATGTTCTATTAATTGTGCATTATGTGGCACTTTTGTTTCAATAATTGTACATTATTGTTTCTTCCATTGAACCGCACAAATAGCTAGTCTTTGTGTTTTGTCAGGGTATTCATTAACCATTGTTTTGTCAGACATACATCTTTCGATAAACTTATCTCTGGTTTCTGTTGGTGTTCTTCTAGGTAGTGGCATAATGTTTAGGATATTGTTCTTGTTTTAATAAGCATTTCTTCTTTTCTCTTTGGTCTAAAAATTTTATATATCTAAATTGTCTTAAAGTCATTTTGATTGCTTTGTCTTTGTTTTCTTGAAGATATTTTGCTTCACCAGCATATCTTTTAGAATCTTTTGACACAGTCATTTGAATATTGTGATATACTTGTCCGTCAAGCTCCCAAAAATCGCTCTTATGTTCACCATAATAATCAAAAGAACAAGCTTGATATACTATTCCAAATCCACCACACCGTTCATCCGCAAAAGATTGAATCCATTTAATTTTAGGATATTTTCTTCTAATGTATTTTAAAGAATAACTTATCGCCCTACTCTCTGGGTATTCCCCTACATTATCCGCTATCCACATCCTATTTAATTCAAGGTATTCGTCTTTTTGTGTTCCTTCTACAACACTGCCACAACTTGCGGGGTTCATAGCGTATCCATATTGTAACACCCCTTTTATTTCTTCATTAACAAATAAGCCAAGATGTATATATGTGGCATTGTAGAATTTCTTACTATAATGATTTTTAACTATTATATCATTTGCAAGATTCCTATCTATTTCTTTTATATAAAATTCATTTGACCCAAAGCCAAGCAGCTCTGGTTCTCCCCATAAGCTGCTTTGACTTGAGTATATATATTGTTTCATTTTATTAGTTCGTAAGTTCCATTAAGAACATTATTCTCAAACCAATATTTAAAGCTTTCATCACCATCGGGCATTGGTTCGTTAGATGTAGTTAAATGATTTACGGCAGCTAATTTAAACGCTCTTAGCATTCCGTATCTATCTTCTTTGTGTGATAAAATCAAATCAGAAGCTTGTCTTAAAACTTGTGCTGGTAATCTTTTTTTGCCCCACTTACTAACCATTTGTGAAAATGTATCTACTAATGTGTCTGAAAATGTTTTATCAATAAATTTTAAACTACCATTTTTAATAGAAGGATGCGCCCTAACAACACCATCGTAGCTTGTGGCTACAACACCATTAGATAATGTTTTTTGATAGTTAATCATTTGATTACGCAAATGTGTGTACTGTGGAATTTTTTTATCAGCCCAGCTTTTTACATAATCATATAAGTTCCATTGTCTATTATGTGCGTTTAAGTCAATAATAAAGCTTTGTATTTCTTCAAAGTCCTCGTCAATCCAGTCAATAATTGAGCAAGGAACTTCTTGCACATTGTGAAGTTTTAAGGCAACTATCCTATGTTGCCCTTCCACCGCATAATATTGACCGTCTTTTTCCGCTACTTTAATTGTATCGGCAAAACCGTTTTCTTCAATTAGGTTAAACATTTTTGTAGCGTGGCTTTCTACAATCTCTCTGTTACCATCTATAAATTTAATTGAATTAATTGGTAACATTTTTGTTTGTGCTATTTTAATCATAATTATTGAGGCTCTTAACCCCTTGTTTTAAACGCCTACTCTGTTTGCTTTTCGGCTACCGCATTTAATTTTAAGAAAGGTTCTAACCTTGTTTCTATAAAGATATTAAATAATTCGTTAGGAAGTCTATCAAACGCTTGATATTTATCCGTTGTGCGTTGAGATTTTAATTCTTCTATTTCTTTGTTCTTTTCTATAAGAGCGTTAGACATTTTAATTAGTCTTTCTTCTAAGCTCTCTAAGTAAGATATTTCTTTTACATTTTGTGTAGCAATTACATCTTTGTTTATTATAACAGAAGCTTTCTTGTACAGGTTAATGTATTCGTTATCGTTCTTTAGGTGGTTATCTATCATTTTAAACATATGTATGATAGTAGCGTGGTCACGATTAATTGGTTCAGCTATTTTTTCTAAAGTAAGATAAGGGAATATGTCTTTGCACAGTTTAGCATATACTGCTCTTGCAGTTACATTTTCTCTTTTTCTATTCTTTGTTGTAATCTTTGCACTGTGTAGTCTTTCGATTACATCTATGATTTGTTCTTGTATTTGTTTTTCCATTTAATTTCTCTTAATAGTCTTTTATCATTGTTATTGGATTAATACCTCTTATCCAGAATACCCTGAAGTTATTCTCCGTTATCTCCACTTCCTTCCCCTGATAGTTTATCCCAGTTGTAGTTGTGTTCCCAAAATTCGTATTCATCCATTTAGTTGTTTTTGTGCTTTGTGTAAATAAAGTGCCATATCCAT